TAGGACCTGTCGCACCTGTTGCACCCTTATCCCCTTTATCTCCTTTGTCGCCCTTGTCACCCTTCACCTTCGTCCACGTATAAGCGGAGAACGTCGTGCTATCCGTAGCCGTGAAGTCGGTGTATTGCCCGATGTATGCGCCCGGAGTTTCACCATTGTTAGCCGTGAACGTCGTACCATTATCCGAGTATTTGATATGCAGATAGGTAGTCTTACCGTCCGCTCCGGTTGGTCCCTTGATACCTTGATCTCCTTTGGGTCCCTGCGATCCTTTCAACTGCACCCACTTGTATGAGGTGTACCCGGTTGGAGCGGTTGAGCTAGTTGTCACAGCAGTACCGATATAAGTATTCGGAGTATCAGACATCGGATTACCGTTCGAGTTGGCAGAGTACTTCACATGGAAGAACTGGGATGTACCGGGGATACCTTGCGATCCGGTCGGTCCAGTTTCACCTTTAGGACCTGTCGCACCTGTTGCACCCTTATCCCCTTTATCTCCTTTGTCGCCCTTAGAAACATACTTAAGCCAATCTGTGGCGGTTTCACTTGGTTCTTGATTGGTTTTATCTTCAATACATATATATGTACTCCCGTTATGTGTTACTTCGTCATAATAGAAATATGTTCCAGATTTCCATTCCCCTTTGAATGCCGTTACGGGCACTTCTGTAACCCCATCCTGCGAAAGTTGTTTGATGGTTCCAGTCATGTAGATATTACGTAAATACGCACTATGTCCGGTCATATCAAGACCGAATAGCTTTAAATTAGACAAGTCGCCTAGCTGCATAGCAATCATACCTACCTTTATTTCCCAATCGCTCACGCCTACAAGATAACGGGAATAGCTTTGAGTTGAATAGCTAGACCTTTGACGATCCGCATTCGTGAAGTTACCATACGCAACGAAGTGCATTAGCTTAGCAGGATGACGAGAAGCGCCACTTCTAAGCACGTATTTAAAGGTCGAATTACTAAGTTTTTCGGTAATACGAAAATAGGCGGTCTGGAATCCTGTTTGGTTGTTAAATATGCCTTTACAAATATCATCCACAGCCAAGCTAGCCAACTCTCCCGGTTCCAGTTTAAGTGTAATGGTTTGACTTAACGTATTTACTGATTCTATTATACCGCCGCCCGGTGCGTTCCATTCTTCCCCGGCTATAACAGACACACGGTTATATCTCAGTTCGTCAGCCTCTAAAAATTCATTAACACGAAGCGATTTAAACTCCGCATCACCGGAAGCCTTGATAATCCATCCTAGCAACTTTGATACGTAGTTAGTAGAAGAAATGTCGCCGGAAAATTTAGCGATAGCCGCCGATAAAACGCCTATTACATCTATCCCGCCTTTAAAGTGAATAAGCTTTTCGGCTGTATCTTCTATGATCTTACTTAAATATTTACCGTCTGCTACCTCTTCCGTAGAAATTTTGTGCAGTTTAAAATGTTCCCTGCCATCTTCTTTAGAAATAGTTTCATCCTCTATCAATACATATATACTCTGTTCGCCCTCTATAGATATTACTTGACCGGAATAAGGCAAATATGCCTCTGTGTCCGTATTGCGTGCGTAAGCAGTCGCATCCTCTATGGTAGTCCACGTTTCCGTTGAATCAATAGGAAAAGAATTTGTGCGTCTGTACTGGTGCGGGAAAGAACTTCCGTTTATTTTTACCATATCAAATTGTTTTAAAAGTAAATGAATCCGGGTCGTTCAATCCCTGCGTCTGAATAACCCACATTTTATAATCTATCGCTTCGCTCCTATTAGCTCCTTCTACAGAAATAGAAATCGGACCTTTACATACTTTCTCGTTCTCTATAAAATTTCCGTATGATGATGCTATAGTGATCTCTTTAATAGTATTGGCGGGTACACATATAACTACTATCTTCCATTGCCCGGCAGAGAATTTGAACGTTCCGGAACCGCCGTATAAGCCGTTACTAGCAAGCGAGCGCACATCGTCGGATGTTTTAGGAACCGAGCTGCATACACCCGCAAACCATTTACGGAGTACATTAACACTAATCTTACTATTCAAAGTTATTTCGTCCAAATCATCACTCGCGGCAAAAACAGCCGTAGCGGTGTAGGTTTCTCCCTTCGTATAATTCCCCGTAAGACGACGTATCGCTGTTTGTGCAGCATTGACTTCCGAAGAGAAGTCTAGTACATTCTCTTCGTTGTCATCATAATACGATTTAATCATAGCGCCGTTATCGTTACGTGTTGCCGTATAAGTAAGTACGCCCTTTGCCGATCCGTACTCTACATCGTTTGCTGTCGATAGCTTACCTACAAGTGTAGCAGGAACAGGTTTATATAGCATTTTACGAAATATTTGCTCATACCCCGTACCTTGCTTAAAGATAGCGCCCGGTGATATGTGCCCGGTCTGAGGCGCATTGACACGAATTTCTTTTGTTAATCCCGTATCGGAAACAGGACCGGAACTAGAAGAAGATTGAGAACCACCGCCGGAATTAAATATAGTAGTCCCGACGGGATAGTTCTTTGATCGTGGCAATGCAGGGATAGCCTTATTCTTTATTTGTATAGCCATTAGTTTGTATCATTTTACAAGTGAACTGTTCTGCCGCAAAGTCTATTTCACCACCTGTAACGATGAAGTTTTTCCCATTCATGTAATTGTCTGAAATCACAGATATAGGTGTAATAGATTCGCTATTCTTTAATACCTGTGTTAGCTTTATTTTGGTAGCTCCGTATTGGTTAATAATCCTTCTTATCAGCTGTTCCTCTGTACGTACTAAAGCGTTTTCGATAGATGAATAAAGGTTGTCCCTTAAATATTCGCTCCCTAACATTACTTTACTGTAACATGCTCCGTCATTATTGTAACTTGATATTTTAAATTCTATTTCATCAAGAGGATTAATATAGCTTTCATTCACTACATTCTCATAAATCCGATCCGAATTATTCTCTTCGATGTTATCATTATCTATGACCTTCTTTTTAAAATATATTTTTATATCTTTTAAGAAAAAGCCATATCCAGACACTCCTTCCGGGAGCCATACCTTTTTTAAAATTTCAAATTCTAATTGTCCGAACAGATTAATATTGTTCGGAATCTCGATCACGTATCCGGTCAAACCTTCGTAGGGCATACTTAGAGTTTTAGTATTTTCGTTTTTTACCCATTCATCCGGCTTCTTTAATTTAAAGTCCAAATCAAAAGTCAAATCTAGTCCCGTCGGTTTATTTGCAGATTTAACCCACCCATTGTTGGTATAGTAGTAGTCGCCTACAATTAATCTACATGCTATCTCCGTGCCAAAGACACCACCAGAATTATATTTCTCATACGATGTCATATTACTAGCATTCAATGGATGACTATATGACATACTGATACCGAAAGCTCCATCGAAGTACTTAATTGGCTTATTATCTTTAAATTTCAATAGAGGCGATCCGGTTCCTAATTGTTTGGGAACCGTTATCATTGGTGGCTTCCAATCCGGGTCCTCTTGTTCGTCACCTGTGGGCGGAACAGTGCTCGGATACGTGTAGTTGTAATCCGATACTAATTTAAATTGATAAAGATATTCCCAATTATAATCAGAGATATTTGGTTTGCCATCATTCACTTCGTACTCGCACCTCTTAGCACAATAACCGCCTAGAAAATATCGTGTAGGTTCGTCTATGTACACATTGGTTACGCTCTCGTCTACTAAATTACAATAAGGCTTATTATCATTGAGATTCTCATAGCGTGGGAGTTTAAACACCTTGCTCTTTAGATACTGCCTTGTTTCATAGTACTGTTTATAATTATAGGTTTTCCTTTCAGCAAACGTACTCAACTTCTTAAATTCTTCCTCCGATATAATATCGTTGTAACAATAATTACTACACTTTATTGTCGTTTTGTTATAACCGGGAAGAATATCAAGGAAGTGCTCTGAACCCGCATAACCAATCTCGGAAACTTTGAATCGGTTAGGGGACTGCTGAGTAAAAGATGTCATATCAAGATTGTACTCGTGGTATGTTCCTTTGTGGTCTACATCAACAAAATATAAATTTCCCAACCAATCTACACAGGTCCAATTCAAAAACTTACAAGTTTCTTCTAAAACCTCTTTTAATGTCATCGCCTTGTCATCCTCGTCAAAGAAGTTTTGTTCGCTGATCGTTAACTCCTTTAATATGTTTGATTCTTTATTATAACTAGATTGATCTTTAGCGTACACATGAGGAATAAAGACGGAGGAATAACACCCGCGAGACTCAGATATGAACATTTTTAATAACTCCCAGATGCTTATAAAACTTCTAGTATCACTCCTACCCTGTTTATAATTGATATATTCTAGCGTCCCCATTGCAGAAATGCAGTCTATTTCTAGCTCGAATTTGGTAGATGTGTAATCCTGCGTATAAAGTTCCGGTTTTACAAATCCCGTCCAGACAATGTTATTTTCACGTTTAAAATTCACCCTATACTGTTGATACCCGGTAGAATATAAACTTTGCAAATAATCACCACCCACAACACGAATCACCGCTTTTGAGAATCGAGTAGGAATATACAAGAAATCTTCGTCCTCAATCGAAACAGAGAAAGGAGAACTACCACTACCGACCAACTCAACAGAATCGCCCGTATAGTTTTCCTTTTGTATCTCAATCAAATAAGAAACTTCCTTTCGAGATTTGAAAGGAAGTGTGTATATTGTACCGTAGTTTACCATAGTCTTTTACCTGTTTTCTTGATGTGATTATGTAATGCTAAAAATATGCGATCTCCTTTTATTTCAACATCGCTATATAAGCGAATATCATCGTTTCCACTCGGTGCTATTTTCTGCGATAGCGAACCGTATAAACCCGAATTAAGCATACGAAACAGATTACTTTGCTGCGACCCGTTCAATATCATTTCGCCGCTATTCAATAAAGCCGGAACTTTATCGCCTGTAAATGATGTGCCCGGAACAATACCACCCGTTGCATACTTCGGCATACTTGACATAGCGGCAATAATAGCAGCAACACCCGCCAAACCTAGAGCAATACCGACAAAGGGTATTCCTGCGTGAGCTTTTAAAACCTCACCGGATGCTGCCGCCGTGTTTGCTATTGCGCTTTTTTGAGCCGTTGCCGCTTCTACTTCATTTGCAGAAGCCATTTCAAGTATCTTCGGAATAGCTTGCCCGACAGTTGACAGAAAGCTAACTCCCCACTGTAGGACGGAAGCCGTATTATCATCGAATAGACCCGACATACTCCCAACGACTCCACTAATATTTGCAAGCGATTCGGCATACTCTTGATTCAAGTCTATATCCTCTTTTTTAAAGAGTGGATCGTGTTTAGGTAACTTAAAATCTTTTCCGTTCTTCCCATGTGTTGGAACTTTATCGTATGTAGGCTTAACGGGAATTGGCAAAGCACCGTCCTTCATTTCACCGTGAGCGATTTTAAATGCCTCCTGATCGACTACAAATTTCAGATTAATCTTTTTTTGCTCTAGCTCATTTATTGTTGCTTGAATCGTTGCACGCGCTTGCATGTCGGTTTCAGCAATCAGTTTTTTGTTTTGTGCTGCCAACTGAATATTTATCGCTTCAATACTATTGCCGCTTTCCTCTATTTGCAATTTTATTTTTTTTCGTTCTAGTTCGTTGATAGTAGCTTTAATTGTCGATTTTATTTGTACATCAGTCTCGGAAATAAGTTTTTTATTTAACTCTGAGATTTTAGTATCATACCACGCAACAGAATCTACTTTGGGAGTTTCTTTAGGAGCTGAACCTTTTAAACTATTTTGTAGCTCTAAAGTACGTTTATCGAAATCGTACATACGTTTCTTTAGATCATACGTATACTCGTAATTTTTTGTCATTTCTATTCGATTAGCATCATTGTCCTGATTGAGAAAATTCTGCTTTTCGAGTTCTGCGTTCTGCTGAATAAATATTCTTTTTTGTGTTTCTAAATCTTGAAGTTTTTGCCGCATTTGTATTTTAGTTTCTCCAGTAAATTCATTAGTATCACCTTTTGTGGAGTTGATTTTGCCTCGCATTAGATTCATTTGCTTATCATACTCTGATAGTTGTTTTTGATAAGCAGTAAGAGCACTTTTCTCCTTTCTTGTTGAAAAGTCATTATTATTAATAGATATATATTTATGTATATCATCAATATTGAAATCTTTGCGTCCTGTTCTAGTATTCAAAGATTGTATCAATTCTTTTTCGGCACCTGATAACGTATCGTCTACATCTACTTTAAAATTATCTTTTAAAGATTGGAGACTTTTAAAAGCGCTTTCGCGTTCTTTACGACTTTTTGTAGTATCTCTAATTATTGATTCAAATTTGGTAAACTCAGCTTCAAACACCTTGTTATTAAATCCCATAGATAACTTAGCATCGGCTAATGAATCACGCAAGGCAGATAGATTCTTCATATTAGAGATGGTGCTTAATATACCATTATTAAAAGCTTCGAAACTTCCAGATGATAATGATTGAAAGAATATATCAACAGTTCCTTTGCAAGCATTTAGAGTATTATCAAATTCATCACTGGTTGATTGAGTGGAACGAATTACTTTCATGAAAGACTCACCCGCCCCCATAGCTAGTCCCACTCCGGCAGCAAATTTAGCTATTCCCGCCCCGGCAGATTTAGCCATATTGCTAATATCACCCTGAAAGCGATTTACACTACCTTTTGACTTTTCCAAATTCGCGTCGAAGTCATTCGTTTTAAGTAATAGTCGTGTTACTATATCAGACATCTTTATTCGTGTTTAATTGTGATTCAAATGCTTTCGCTTTAGCTCTAAGCCGTTTCATATCCTCGTTAGTTACGCTAGTATCTTTCTTCTCTTCTTCATCCCACGGGAAGCGGAGTATGTCGGTTTGCTTTAGCGTCTTTGTGCTATTCGATTGTGCTATGATGTAGCCTAGCAATCTAGTTTGCTCCCATGACTCGCGATTGCGTCGATTCAATCCGTCTAGAAACGATTCGACCTCGATAAAGCTCATTTTATCGAGGAAGTAATCAGGAGCGATACCGCCCTCTCCGACAACACGCGAATAGAGTTCGCGGATACTTACTGCTTTTTCTTCCGCGTCGTCACCTTCTTTTTTTTTACGTCATTTCCTGCCGACTGCGAACGTAGTTTAATCTCGTCCAGAAGAAGCGCTTTAAACTGATTGAATAATGTCAGATCGCTTTCGCACGAATCTATAAACTCGTCAAATTCCATTGTGAACGATTCGTTATTTGCAAGTAGGAACGAATAAAACAAAAGAAATTCGTCTATCATTTTACCGAATTGGAACGGATAGCCGGATAGATTTTCAAAGATAAAAAATGCTCGAAGCGAGTATTTTAAGACGAAGTCCTTTCCGTTAATTGATATTGTTTTCATTGAATAATAATTTTAGAGCGGCAAAGCGCCGCTCATGATTACTTACTAGCGGGTACGGTAGTTTCTTTTTTAAGCGGTCCCGTACCTTCAAAGGAAATTGAGAAAGTCGCTTTATCTCCATCTGGTGCATTCGCTTCTAATGAAGTAATAACCGCCTTTCCTGTGTAGGAACCGGGAGAAAGCGTCCACCCCGCAGTGGGCATTTCGTTTTCATTCGCATTAGCTATAACGCCAAAATTCAACGTAATAGGTTTATGTTCAATAAACAAGGCAAACAACTTGTCGTAGCTATTCGCGTCAGCGTCAGCACTAAACAAGTTATCACTCGAAGCGTTCCAAGACAGTTTTTTAATGTCCTTTTCCGTCCAAATGCCGGAGTCCTTACTTTGCGTGTCGATAGTTTCAGCCGACAAACCTAATTTGCAGGAAGTCGCCAAAGCTAGCGCCTTAGCCTCTACAAATAACATTAGGTCTTTTCCTAATACTGCTTTTGCTTTACTCATAATTTTAATCGTGTTTTATTTGTTAGTTATTCTGTTTTAAAAGAAAATACGAGACGTTGAATGAAAGTATCTTCAATAAAATCTTCGTCCGCACTCATTAACTTTGCGTCGATCACATCGAAACTGCCGTAGCTTCCTCGCTTATTCTCTAATGCCTTGCGCACTTCCTCCGCGATAGTAATAGAGTTCAGATAATTGTCGCTAGCAACGGCGATCTCAACCGAAACAGCATCCCCGGTCCCGTAACGATCTTTGGTGTACTCTGGAACTAGAGAACTACGTTTGTAGATTACGAACGGAAAAGATGTCTCCGTTTTGGTTGAGATCGCATAGATTTTATCAGTAACCAACTTTGCCAACTCCGTAGAATCGCTTAGTCTCTTATATACGTGTGCGCCTATTGATAAACTCATTTCTTTTTATTTGCTACTTTCATAATTGAATCAATAATATTCTTCTCTAGTGAGTCCTCCGCTTCTTTCTGCTTCGATTTGACCGCATTAGAAAAGAAGTGAGAAGCATTTATAATACCTCTATTCGCTCCTTTTTTGGTAGCTCGTTCTTTCGTTCCAGATTCAAACCATTTCAGCATATATGCTCGCGATCCTTTCTTTCGTCTGTCGATTAAGTCAACACGTGCGCCGGAGGCATTACGGTAAACAGCTATGTTTATCTCATTCTTTAACGGCTTGAATGTCGAACCATTCTTTGTACTCGAAAACTCCGCGTCTGTAACAGCAGAAACTAAATTTTCCTGCGCCTGTTTGCGAATGATGAGAATAGACCTTCTTAATGCTGATTTGATCGCTTTCTTTGCTTCGTCGTCATTTAAACGGTCTAGCAATTCGTTTACCTTTTTCGCGTCCACTTCGACGCGATATAAGTTCCGTCCGGTGTAGTTATCATTACTCATTGATTACCTCCGCTTCTATAACCGTTGCCTGTTGCTTCCGGTCGTGATTGATAGATAGAATCTTATATTTCTGCCCGTCGTATTCGATCCGCATTTTAGCGTTGACCTCTTTACAAATGCGGATCATTATCGTGTTTACGGTCGTATTATAGATTTCGCCGTTAGCCTCCTTTCGTGCACCAGACTTAAAACGGATATACGCACGCTTATCGAATACTTTCACCCAACTTTCAGATGTACCGCCGAGGCTATCCCGGATTGATTCACTACGATAAAAGCCTATCATTTCGTTTAATAATCCCGCTTGCATTATGTGTATCGCTTTAAAGGTTGCAGTAATAGTTCTACGTGTCCCGGTATTACTTGTGGTGTGGCAAATGTAACCGATTCACGATTAGCATAATAGTTCGCAATAAGTATGCGGATTGCGTGCCAAATACGACGATCAATTTTCCCCTCCTTTGCAAAACCATCCAACGGAGCGTTTAAATACGCCTCTATTGCAAGTTGAACGGGTTCAATAAGTTCGGTTATATATGTATCGTCCGTATCAAAATCGACATTTAAATGCTGTTTGAGTTCTTCGAGTGTTACGTATTGTGGCATAATTATAAGTATGAAAAAAGGCTAAGGCTATGAAGCCAAAGCCTTTTCGTTTTTAAGTAGTTAGTAGTGTGTTATGCTTTTGCAGTTTTTGCAACCGCTTTCTTCTTCGCGATTGCGAATGCCTCTGGGCGAGCTACAACAATATCATACTTTGAGTTTAGCGTAAACTTCGTTTCGTTAGTGTCTGCTAGAGTCACATCGTCAATAGTCATTCGAATTTTTCCCCATTGACCGATACCAACGTTCGAAAAGACACCGAAGCCGAGTTCATCCGCACCCATGTAATTAGTCATGTACACCGGATAGCCATTCATCATCCCGTCTTTAAGAACCATTTCGGGAGAACCTTTTTCAATACGTGTAGTTTTTAATTTACCGCACATTTTCGGACTGCAAATATATGCTGCTGTTCCGTCGGTAACATCTACGTTTTCGTCCATTACTGCGGTTTCTAGCGCTACAACGTCCTCGAATGTGGGATCAACTTCATACTCCACTGTCGGTGAATCTTTCACAAACACACCTTTTGAGGCAAGTCCCTGCTTTTCTCCGGCAAACATAATCTTATTCAATGTACGAGCAGTTGACAAAGACAATTGTTTAACGGTGACATCAAACAAAGCATCGTTTGTCTGATCAATTGCGTCGTTAGACAATGGGATAGAAATACCCAAACGCCACGGATGCGCCTTTAAATTACCAATATCCAGTTTTGTCGGATTTATTTTGGTGTTCTCGCCTTCAATTGTAGCTTCTACAGCCGCCAATGTCGGAAACATCAATTCGCCAATCAAACCGTATTGCATCTTAATACCCAACTTATTAACAATAAGCCCCTTTTCAAGCGGTTCGATAATATCGCCGATTGTTGTCGGGATCATCGGAGCGGCATCGGTTGAACTTGTTCTTACAGGATCACCCTCCGCACGCATAGAGAAATTAAGCCCCTTTGCATCAGCAAAATTCCCGTATTCTTCCAAAGAACGATGATTGCAAACGTCATATAAAGCCTTTGCAAAGATAGCTCTTTTGTTTTCCGGCAAAATTGCAGATTTGCTACTTTCCAGACTTCTAAGAGTCTCGTCAATAACGATCTGATTTTTACGAGTCATTAACTCGTTGAATTTAGTCTGTTCTTCGTCTGTCAGACTTCTTTTTTCTGTTTTTGCTTGTGATAACAGATTTCTCATTTGCTCTTTAAGCAGAGCTACTTCTTCAAGTTTTGTCATGTCAAATAAATTTTTCTAAGTTTTCTATTTCGGATAAATAATCACTATTTGTGTCACCATTAAGAAGCTGTTCTATATTTTCAAGGCTTCTAACTGTTACATCTGTACCAAAAAAGGCAGGGTCTGAAACAGGGGAAATATCAGATATATAATCAATCTTGTGCACTGTACGCAACAGCATCCCATCTTTCATCGTATATGAGACTTTACTTTTATCCTTATCATCAGTATAATAAGCGAAAGACGATCCGAAGATGTCTCCCCGTTTTATCATTTCATAAGCAAAATTCCCGTCGCTAGTACATGGAGCCTCGAATCGGTATTTCAAGCCATATTCATCAAAATTTAATTCGAGTGACCCGGAACCGTAACGGCATCTAGCCAAAAGCCTATGTTTATCGTGTTCTAGTACCGCCTTTATATCGCATCGGGTTATAAGTTCTTCGGTTGCTGCACCATGTTCGATAACCTCAATAAAAAAGCGTTTCCTTTCCTCGTCATACATCACACGACTTTCTTTTCCAAAAACAACAGCGTACCCCTCAATAATTCTACCCTCCGATAATTTGGGTGCGCCTAGCTCTGTAAAACTCCTTATTTCCATTGCTTTTTACTCTATGCTTTTTCGTTTGTTTTTTGGTAGCTCGTCTTTTTCGCCACTAATCTCACCTTTAATCTTAGGAGAGTCAATCGGAGCAACATTACAGGACATAAACGCAATGTCACCGCCATTTATAGGCGCTTTATCTTCACGGCATACACGCCATTCGTTCACCGTTGACACGCCGTATTGTATCTCCTTCTCCATACAAGCCGTTTGTGTGGCTATATCTGTTTTATACAAGGCTTTACGGTCAAATTCTATTTTATAAATACCAGAGACAGTTCTAGGTATCAACTTTGCATTAAATTCAGCCTCAATACGACACAATATAGGATCGAGCGTGTCAGACAAGAAAGCAACTTGACTCATTTCAGAAGCCTTGTAATTAGTAGATTGTCCGGCAAACACCTTGTCTGGATGAACACCATAAAAACGGCAAATATCGAATACGGAAAACTTTTTAGTTTCTAGTAGCTGAGCGTCAGCCGGAGTTATTGAAAGTTGTGTAAAAGTCATGTCCTCGCTCACGGAAGTTATATCCCTCCCGTTATTAAAGTCTTTTTCCACTCGGTCCGCTACGTCGGAAGTCTGTTTATCGCCAACAGAAGAAAGTCCCTTTCCCCCACCTTTGACACCAGAAATAATACCTTTAATCTTACTCCCATTCTGAAAAGTACGCAAACTCTGATTATCAGCACTAGCAGAAACCGAAAGAACCGTGCTTGCATACGTGATCGTGCTAACACCTGTATACCCACCATCGAGACTCTTATTTTTCAGATGGATAATACTTTCAGCCGGATAAGTACCGTATATCCTATTTATTACATCACAAATAGTATATTCGTCTCTGTATATATCGTATGTAACAGAGTTATTTGAGCAAAGTATTAATTCTGCCGTATCCCCGAACATTCTCTTGATAAAGATATATGAATTACCACGATTAACCATTTGAATAATCGCATTGCATATTAAGTCGTAACTGTTCATGCGCTTATTCGGTTTTTTAGTCAGCAGATAATGCAACTCGTTTTCGGCATCTACCTTGTAGTTTCCGGCATCTTCTTTACGTTTGATGTATAGCGGCAGAGAAGCAATAGTACCAGAAAGAATATCGGTACATCTAAACGCAGTCGATAACCGCATAGCCTGTTCGGGAGACTTTACCGAAACTGGTTGTTCCCTAGCTGTTTTATCTCTAACTTCTACTATTTTTTCCTCTTCGGACGGTAGAGATCGTTTTTCCTCTCTGTTGCGTCCTATTCTTAAATTAAGTTCAAATGCCATAGTCTTATCGTGTTACTCGGTGTAATTATTGAATAAATGAAATGTCATTAGGTTTGTTATCGTCGAATCAATTTTTGCGTTATGCGTTTTCTTGACTGGCTTTTTATTCATATTCCTATCTTCGTCTAGCACTGCGTTTGAGAAGCAGTACGGCGTAATAGGGTTCGGATCGAATGTGAGTTTATTTCGATATAAGGCAAGTTCAAACGATTCTATCGGACTCGTAAACGTCCCGTATGTCTGTTTGACAGGCTTAATATATTCGCTTGCACTACCGACCGAATAAGAAAGTAGATTCACAAATTCAGCCGATTTATACGGATCATAACCGATACCCATAATTTGCAAATACTTCGCCCGTGATAATATATCGTTTACTATTTGCTGATAGTCGATAATATCGCCATCGCAAAGAATCAAATACCCTGCTTCCGCCCAACCTTCGTAGAGTTCCCGATTCGGATGATCCTTTAAAGCTCCTTTCGGAAAATAGTAATCCGTATACGAATGAAAAGAGCCGCTTTCTTTCGAATAGATATTATAAGTAACCGAAGAAAAGTCGTCTCGAACGGATAAATCAACCGCCGCCATTGTTAACGGATAAGTACCGATATTCTCTATTCTAACACCTTTGAATCGTTCTTCGATCTGCTTCGCCTCAATCCATTTCGTTGTCGAATCAACTGCAAACACATTAAGTAACTTCGTCCGAAACTCCAATGCGTCCGGCGCACTGTATAAAGCCTTTTGATAGGCGTCTATATAGAAATCCTCGTAAACAGTTATACCCATGTGTGGCTGAACCTTTCGCCATGTCGCCGGGTCCCCTTCTTCGTCGTCTATGTCCGGTTCAAAAATGTGCGCAAATATCGAATCGTTTTCGATCTCACCGCGTAGGATCGCTTTATACATTTTCAGCATCTCCACAAACGGTGCTGTTTCTTTGTCAGAGGCGGTCGTAATTACTACGGTTAAAGGGTTGAGCCGTGCACCCATTGAGGACGTTAAAACGTTCTTCAACGCGGCGCTATCGGCTTGTGAATACTCGTCTACTATTACCATGCTTGCGTTAAGTCCGTCTAATTTATCCGGGTTAGAGGCAAGGCAACGGGCAAAAGAGGTTTTTCCCTTTATGCGGTTATATATGATTTCTCGATTAATTTTGAAGTGTCTAAACTTCGGATCGAGAGACTTTAAAATATTACGTATTTCGTCAAAACAGACTTTCGCTTGATTGTATGAGTTTGCGGCTACATATGTTTGTGCGTTCGCATCACCGAACAACAAATCGTTAATCGAAAGACTCGCTACGCTTGTTGTCTTACTGAATTTACGCGGGACGAATAAAAGAGCTTCACGAATCAAACGTTTGTTTGTGCCGGGCTTGTAAAACGCTAAAATGTTAGAAAACTGAAACACCTGTATCGGAGTCAGTTTATATCTAGTCTTTCCCTTTGTACCGGAGAATTTCAAACGCTCGTAGAACGTGACGAACTTCTTTACTTCTTTGATCTGAAATTCGTATTTATCGAGGAATACGAAGAAGCGTCGAACGGCTAGTAACTCATAAAGATTGTGCGCGTCTGGATTATTAATGCAGCCTTTTATGTACACGTTTAACCTTTCGTCTGCCTTGCCTAGCTCATACGAATCAACGTCGATGTTTTGCAGGTCGGAGATAACCGACTGCTTTAATTCTATCAGTTTGTCTCTAGTCTCCTTCTCCATCGCGATCTATCTTATCTACCTCGTTTATTAAGTCGTTCACCTCGTCATCGTCAGACGCGGACAAAGTTTGTAGTGTCAAGCCAAGTTCCCGCAACTGCTTACGAGTAACTTCGAGCGCATCAAATAAAACTTTGAAAGCCGGATGCGCCACGAGCTTCTTATTTCCTTCGCGAGAAACTTCCGTAACAAACGAACGTTTCTTCTTTGCTATGTCATTGAGAGCGATCTTAAACGCAATGTAAGAACCTGCGCAAAGAGTTATACACAAATCCAAATCAGACGTGTATGTTCCTTGCGAGTTCATCGCGGCGCGAATCTTTTCTTTTATATCGTCTAAATCACTCATTTTTATATGCGTTTTTGCATATATGAAAAGATCGCAAGCATTTGGTAGCGCGGAAGTTCGAGAAGAAAAGCTCACCCCCAACGAGCACCCCCTCATTTCAAAAATTGCTCGCGCGTGTAAAAACAGGGTGAGGTGGGTTTCGCGTATCGCGTTAAAAAATAAAAAAACCGCCCCCCTTCATCGCGAAGAGAGACGGTGTAAGTTTTTTTCAATGAACAAAATTAAAATTTTCAATACTATGTATATAACATCGTTTTTGGGTAGCTCAGTCATTTAAGAACCGATCCGCAAAGCGTTCCGTCGCTCGCTTATTATTCGCCTGTATCGCTTCTTTCGAATGACTGAAAGCGCACCGATGTATCTCGGAGTGGCACGCATGGCAAAGGCTCTGCAAATTGTTATAATCAAACATTAGCTGCCTCATTCCGAGTTCATGCGGTACGGATTCAACAGGCGTCTTGTGATGCACTTCCGTTGCGAGTGTACTTAGATCGTTCGCCTCGCACACTTCACAAATCGGATTGTTTCGTAGTTTCTCGGCTCGAAGCTGTTTCCATCGAACCGAGTTAATCATTTTAATGTAATGCGGATTTCTACTCATAACGCTTCGATCCGGTCTAGTCCGTTAATAAGTAACCTAATCCGTGCGCAATCTCCGTCACATCGAGTCGATTGCGTCTCCTGCTTATGTATCCGACTCGCACAACCTTTGCAATTCTTTGACGGGCACATTTGTTTATACACTTCGATAGCCTGTCGCCTCGTTTCGTCTCTCTGTATCCGTGCCGCTTCGATAGCGACTTTTCGGATTAAGCCACGCGAGCGGATGCGCTCGTTTGTGGCTTGTTCGATATACTGCTTTACTTTACTCATTTCACCGTGTTGTTTTTAGGTTTGTAATTCCACCCGTTTAATTCGTATACTTTGCGTCTCGCTTCTTCTTGCGTTATCGCATCGTCTATCTTCGTCGCTGATCCGTCCGGCTCTCTCTGATAAATACTAAAGTGACGGAAGCGAGGCGAATAATAGTACTTTGGTTCATTCTGTGTTTGATTCATTTCTATATTGATATACGCTATTTGACTACTACTTTAAATGGAAGAGGATAACCGCCAATCAAACGATTGTAGACATCTTCCCAACAGTACGGCATATTGGCATTATTTGCCAATTCCTTTGCTATCTCTTGCAATCTTTCTTTGCTCATATCTATCTTGTTTTGAGCCTTGTTAGGCTACATCATTAATGCTAATTTCTCCTTTCAAAACTCGTTCTACCTGCCTGTCGATTATCTCTTGAAACTCTATCTGGCAGATAAGAGAGCAATCCGGTATAATTTCTTCCACAGGGTCGCCTCGCCATGTTGGTAGTTCGTCAAGGAAGATGCGCCCGTCTTTATCCTTTAGACACGTTGCGCCTACATCACGTTCAATCTGTGCTATCTCATTGAATACATCCGGGAAATCCTTCCGGATTTTGTTCCAGTAGCCCATGCCACCTTTCACACAACCGATGCAGTTGTTGTTATTGTAGCCCATCTTGTACATAGCGGGGATTTTAATACCGGCTTTCCAAAGCATACCCATAGCATCCGGTTTCGTAATCTGCTTTTCAATAAGCGGAAATAGCGGCTTTGTGTCTGGATATTGTTGTTTTAGCCGGATAGCCCGGTTAATCTCTTTCGGGTCGTAATCGAATCCCCAAACTTGCCCGCCCCAAGAACCAATCTCCTTTTCCAACTTATACCGAACTTTCTTTTTCAGTTCAAGAGTACAAGCAGCACCATGCGCACCATTGATAAATCCTTTCCGTAGAACATCGGCTACGCAAGTATATTTGTCGTTTTGGATAATGTGGATAGGCTGCCCGTACCACTTTTCGCAGTCTGCAAGGAATCGGGCGTTATCAGGATGCCCGGAGCCAGTTTCGATGTAGTAAACTTGCACATCATCGTACAAGCTCAATGCTATCTTACAAGCGACTGCGGATGTAACACCGCAAGAAAACCATGCAATTATCATTGTTATTTATTTGTTTTTTTATACTTTTGCGCAGACAAAAGACGCGCGTTCTTTGTTAGATTATCCATTCAAACAGATTAAGAGAGCTATCACGACGTTAGTTTCTCAAAGATTACCCTAACGAAAGAAAGGAGTAAACTATGGATTTAATCAGCTTGGCTGCAATTTGCACCATATTATGGTTTTGTTATCAGGTTAGTTGCGAATTGCGCAAGTAAGTCGTACCTTCGAAGGGAATGGAATTAGGAGTAGCTAACCTAATTCCATTTTTATTTCATTCATTTCTTTGTTTTTACGCCAAATCACTTTGATATTAGCTTGTTGTATTCAACATTGGTTATTTCCTCGCAATCTTTAGGTAATTTACATTTCCAACCACTTTCCACAATGAAAACATAGATATCAGGAATAGAAAAATCAAATCCAGCATGAGTAAAAACACCTTCGTTTCCTATAATTGAGTCCAATTCGTCACGTCTTATTGTATTCTTATTTATGTCGGTGAAGTCCTGCAATATCTCCTTATTTTTGCAACGAGCGCGCGGATAATAGCCATTATGCACATCTTTTATTCTTTTCCAATTAGCCATGTCCGGTTCTTCTGTAAATTCAACGATATCCAAACTTCTGTAATAAAATGAAGAAGTCCATGTCTTACCAAATCCGTATTTTTTGCGGAGAACTGCTACCTGCTTGTCAAACTCATCAGCCTTATCTAATAAAGCCTTAATCTTTAATCCCGTTTTGGAACTTCTGATTGTTTTATAATATCTTTCCATAATTCCTTTCTATCTTTATTTAAGCTAAATCAATCTTCAAAATTTAATCCCTCAAGCTCTTCTCTGATACCGGGGTATCTGTGAAACTCTGATGGAAAATATTCTTTCCTCGCATCCTCTGGAGATAAAAAGCCAAGGCCAAAAGCAATTCGTTCCTTTGTTTGCTCAATCTGCATGCCTAACCAATTTAGATCAACATCTATTTTATTTGCTTTTTTAGATGTTGATTCCATTAGTCGGCATTTCGTTTTTTTATCTCTTTGATCACAAAGCTTTTTTAAAATAGAAGCTTGTAGTTTGACATAATCTGCTCTTTTCATTTTGTTTCTTATTATTTTGTTATTAGTTATTCTTTGAAATCCAGTTATCAGTATCACAGTGAAAGCAATAT